ATCTTTATGTATCTTTAGTTTGACTATCTCCTTTCCAAACTCTATAACTATCATTTTCAAAATGTTCAGTTGATATTTCAATAATTTCTCCACCTGTTTTTGTTTCTAATTGATGAGGTAGACCTACTGGTATCGTATAACTTTCATTGTCTTTAAGATCAACTTCAACTACTTCTGCTGTTTCACCATTAATATATCTTAATATAAAACTACCAGAATGTACTAACCATGTTTCTTCTTTTTTTAAATGGTAATGCATGCTACATTTTGAATTTTCATTAAAAAATAAACTTTTGCCACAATACTTTTCATTATTTATAATCCATAATTCATATCCCCATCCCTTTTTCACAATTTTAGTTTTATTAATTAAAGGTTTCATTATTATTTAAAAATAAGATTATTTATTTAAATAAAGTTATGAATATAGTATTATTAGGAGACTTGATGATTGATAATAACTATTATATGGAATCTTCTAGAAATTGTCCTGAAAATAAAAGTATACCAGTTTGTACTATTATAAATAAAGATGCAAGATTAGGCGGAACAGCTAATGTTGCAGTTAATTTGAAAAATTTAGGACATACTGTAAATATAGTTTCATTCATAGGGGATGACAATACCGGGTCAATTATATACAATAAATTATTGGATAAAGGATTTGATACGAAACAAATAGTTACTTGCAAAAATAGAAAATCAGTAGAAAAAAATAGATATTATTTAGGAAATAAATTATTATTCAGATATGATAATGAGGAAACAGATAAGATAAATAGTATTAATGAATCATCTATATTAGAAAATTTGGATAAATTATTCAAAAATAATATTGATTTAGTAGTGATATCAGATTATAATAAAGGATTAATAACAAAAAAAATTTTAGATAAATTAAAAGTTTTATGTAATTATAATAATACGAGAATTATAGTTGATCCAAAACCTAAAAATATAAATTTATTTAATAATGTATATTTATTAAAACCAAATCTTGAAGAAATGACACTTATTTATGAAAATAATGTTAATTTAGATAATATATTAGAAGCATCTAAATATGTTGCAAATAAATATAATATTAATTATATCGCAACTAGTTTATCAAAAGATGGAATATACTTGTATGATACAAAAAATGATACTGGTAAATTATATAATGATAAATTAGTTGATAAAAATGAAGTTATAGATGTAACTGGTGCTGGTGATATAGTTTTATCATTAATAGCTCATAATATAAATGATCTAGATAGTGCTATTATTAATGCAAATATTCATGCCCAAGAATCAACTAAATATATTGGTGTAATGTATTTGTAAGTTTTTGTATTATATTTGTAGTACTATTTGCTATTCCATTAGATTGTTTTATATAGTCTGATAGTATAATTTGTGCATCAGGAAATTTATTTTGAAGATATTTTATATCATAATCACCTCCCTTAAACAATATATCAAATGATATATTTTTTATCAGAGAATCTACATCTGGTAGATCAAATACTGTAATATAATCTATATATGGTAGTTCTGCTAATAATTCTAATCTTTGTTCCAACTTATTAATAGGTCTATTATCACCTTTTAATAATTTTATTGATGCATCTGAGTTCAAAAATAAAATTAATATATCACATTTTTGTTTAGAATATTTTATAGATTTTAAATGACCTGAATGAAATATATCAAAACAACCTGTAGTTACTCCAATAACTTTATTATTGATACTATTAGTAATATTAACTAATTCATCATAAGATACTATTTTTGGCTTATTCCACATTAAATATTTAAACAATCATACTTTTAAATAATTAATGGAAGTTATAAATAAAATTGAGGAAGATTGTATACTAAATAATTTAATTAAAGATAAACGTGTATGTTTATGTGGTCCTGCAACTACAAATATTGGAACAAATTATGGAAATTATATTGATAATTGTGATACTGTTTGTAGAATTAATTGGCATTTAACTGGAACAAATGGATGGGATGATAAATATATAAATGATTTTGGTTCTAGAACAGATATAATGTTTTCTGGAATAGGTGTATTTTACACTGGTTTATTTAATGATATTGTTAATAGATGTGATTCAAATTCACCTTATAATTGTTTCAATGATCTAAAATATATATATTATGTTGATCAAATTTCATCAAAGGAATTTTATTCACCTTTATTAAATTCAGGATATTATAATAATAAAAATTTTATTTGTAAACCTGATGAATATAATAAAAGATCAAAAGATATTATAAATAGTAATGGAGAAACTAATATTAATTTAACAAATGAAAATAAATTATTTTGTAAAAATAATTTTGGATATAGCCAACTTGATAAAACTGTTACTAATTCTGGTATACATGCAATTGAAGTAATATTAAGACATAACCCTTCTGAATTATTCATTACTGGTATGAACTTTGGTAACTTTGGAAAAGGTGGAACTATTGAAAATATGTATATGGATAAAGGACATAGTAGACGTAAATTTAATTATGAAGAAAGAAAAATAGTTAGCATGAAACATACAATCCATACTAATGAATACACAATAAAATTAATAAAATCTATATTTTCTAATTATGATAATATTAAATTGGATAATTTGATAAGTAGTCATTTTAAGGATTAATTTAAAGATATCATTAATTAAATATTAATGACTGAAATTATTTTAGTTGGAGCTGGTGGAAATTGTAAGAAAATTATTGATATTATTCTTAAATGTAATTACACTATTAAAGGAATTTTAGATGATAAATTTGTTGAACAAATTGAATTTTATAGAGGAATTAAAATAATTGGGATAATTAGTAATATTAATAAATACAAAGATTATAATATAGTAGTTACTATTGGTACTATAGCTTTTAGAAGAAGTTTTTTTAGTATTTATTCTGATTATAGATATATAAATATAATTCATCCAGGATCTTGCGTATCAGAATCTTCAAAGCTTGGTAAAGGAATTATTATTCATTATGGAGTATATATTGGCCCTGATACAATTATAGGTGATTATTGTCATTTAGATACTCAATCTATAATTGAACATGATTGTATTTTATGTAATAATGTTTTAATATGTCCAAAAACAACATTATGTGGAGGTGTTAAAGTATGTGATAATGTTTTTGTAGGAGCTGGAACTACTGTAATAAATTCAACTAAATCTAATGAAATATTATTAAATGAAAGCTGTTTTATAGGAGCAGGAAGTTTAATTAATAAAAGTATTGACAGAAATATTTTATATTATGGAACACCATTAAATTATGTTATTAGAGAATTAGATATTTAAAGACTACTATTAAAAATAAATAATGGAAAAAAAATGTAAAATAATTTTTGTAGATATTGATGAAACTATTTGTCATTACGGAGATATAATTAGAGATGGACCAACTAATTATGAATTAGCTATACCATATCCTGATAGAATAAACAAAATTAATAAACTATATGATGAAGGAAATACTATTGTTTATTGGACAGCTAGAGGAACTAGAACTGGTTTGAATTGGTATAAATTAACAGCATCTCAATTAAATAAATGGAATTGTAAATTTCATGAATTACGGATGGGAAAACCAAGTTATGATTTATTTATTGATGATAAAAATATAAATTCAGAAACATTCTTTAATTCATAAAATACTTTCTTTCTCATTATTTATTAAATATTGTAGCCACTTTTCAGCAAACATAACATTTTCATATCCTTTATACCATGGACCTCCATCTGTATAATGATATGCATTCACTATATTACGATCGTTATAATAACCTACAAGGTAATTATAAGATTTGTCTATTTCTCCTATTTCATTATCATCACACCATTTCATTCTATGTAACCATTGTGGAGTTTCATTAGAAACTGTAATAGGTGTTAGATTTTTAGTAGAATTATGGGAACAATTGAATAGCATTAAACTTGACCAGTTTTTTCTAGGATAAAATTCTTGTTTTTTTCCATCCATCTTATAATTACTATTACAAGATGTATAATCATGTTTTACACAACTGATCGCGTATTTGTTATCAATATAATTATTAAATACATCTACAATATTACAATCCCATACAAAATCACTATCACAAAAAAGTGCCCAATTACTATAATTATTTAAATATGGGACTAAAAATCTTGTATAAGTAAATTCTGTAGAACCAGTGTCATCATTTCTATAAAATAAATTTTTTTCAATTAATTTTTGTCTATCTATTTTTACTATTTTAATAGTTTTATTAAATTTTCTAATTGATCTTTCGCATACATTATATGCTAATTTTTGGCCATAATTAGATGAATCATAACCAATGTATACTGTAAACTCTTTGTTCATTTATTTAATTTAAAAGTTTGTTTTTAATTGAATATTAATTAATGGAATATTATGAAAATAATTTAATTAATAGTGAATTTATTATAGATCCTTTTATTCATCGAAAATATAAATTATTTAGTGATCAACTTTGTAATGATCTTATTGAAAATTTTATATCAATAAAAAATTATATGACAAAATCCAGTGGTATTTCTCAATCTAGATTTATGATATGTATTACTGGTGATACAATTAATGGATTAAATTATGGCAATTATTCATTTTTAAAAGAAATTAATCCAATAAATAATATTTTATTAGAATATAATAATGTAATTCTTCCTAATTTAAATAAAGTTTATGGATTTAATGGTAATATTAAATATCAAATTAATTTAGTTTATGATACAAAAAATTATGAAATAGGTCCACATACTGATAGTTATAATAGAAAAATTACTAATATAGTTTATTTAGTTCCAGTTAATGATTATGGAAAAAATATAGGGGTTTCTTTGTATAAGGATCTTATTAATAGACATCAACATAAATGGGAAAAAACACATTATTCATTTGATAATTTTGAAAAAATAGATCAAGTTTCATATTATCCTGGATCTTCTGTTGATTTTAAAGTTTCAAAAAATTCATTTCATGGAGTAAAATCAATAGAATATAAATGTAATCGAATGAGTATTCAATCAATTATTTGGAAATAATATATCAATTTAATTATAATGAACGATATTAGTTTAAAAATTTCAAAAGAAAACTTTATTTACAAAAAGACTGACATTCAAGAAAATTTTGAATCAGGTTCTTATTTAATACTTGATGGCAGTGATCATTGGCGTCCACAATCCGGAAATCTGTGTTATATTAAAACAGATTTAGGTAGTAATTTTCCTTATGGCGATGGAAATATTGGTGTTAAAAAAAATGGAAATGGAACCACAAGTGGAGGATCAGTTATAATGGAATATAGATGGAGAGGGTTATTAAGTAACGCTAGGAATAATAAACGCTGGTCTGACATAATTAAAGAACGTAGATTCGGTAAACATCAGTTCCAAGCTACTAATGAATTATTGCATCTAGAATATATGAATGAAGATCTACTTCAACTTAAAATAAGAGCTTTGAAATCTGGTGATACTGCATATGCTGCTCTAAGTTCTGCAAAAAAAGCAGCAGCCAATGCGTTAGATATAAGCATATACGAGTTTTATTATAAAGCTGGTAGTGGAAGTAATGCCGTTTATAATTGTACTACTGTTATAACAGCAAAAGAAGCAGCTGCAAAAGAATCAGCATCAAAAGCTGCAAAAGAAGCAAAAGAAGCAATAGAAAAAGCAAAAAAAGTAGCAGCAGAGAAAGCTGCATCTGAAAAAGCAGCTAAAGAAGCTGCAGAAAAAGCAAAAAAAGTAGCTGCAGAGAAAGCAAAAAAAGTAGCAGCAGAGAAAGCTGCATCTGAAAAAGCAGCTAAAGAAGCTGCAGAAAAAGCAAAAAAAGTAGCTGCAGCAGCAAAATTATCAGCAGAAAAAGCTGCAAAAGAAGCTTCAGAAAAAGCTGAAAAAGCAGAAGCAGCAATAAAATTAGCAAAAGAAGCATTAGAAAAAGCAAGAAAAGAAGAAGAAACAGCATTAGCATCTGCAAAAGAAGCATCAAAAATAGCAGCAGAAAAAGAAGCTGCAGAAAAAGAAGCTGTTGTAAAAGCAGCAAAAGAAGCAGAAGCAAAATTAATAGCAGAAAAAGAAGAAGAGATAAAAGCAGCTAAAGAAGTAGTAGCAAAAGCAGTCGCGGAAAAAGAAGAATCAGCAGCAAAAGCTTCAAATGAAGCAGCTGAAAAAGAAGCAAAAGCAAAAGCAAAAGCAGAAGCAGAAGCAGAAGCAGAAGCAGAAGCAGAAGCAGAAGCAGAAGCAGAAGCAAAAAGAGAAGAAGAAGCAGAAGC